AGAAAATGGTCGTGATATTTCAAGTGCTGGTTCAGCAATCGCTAAATTTGTAGGTGCAGAAGATCAGCTACAACAAGATTTAAACAAAAGAAAGAATAGTATTTGGACTAATTTTCTTGGCAAAACAGACAATGATCTTGAAGAGTTTATGGCACTAGAACAGATACGAGTTAAGAAAGATCAAATTCGTGAGTTCATGCAATTATATGGCAGAGCTAATTTATACACAGATTATATTCAGTACTGTGCAGATGCTAGAAAAGCTAGGAAAGAAGCTAGAATAAAAGCACTCAAGAGAAAGCAAAAGATGCAAGACACAATATTAAAAGTTGTATTAGCTATATTAATTACTGCCGTCTTATCAGGAGCAGTAGCAGTATTGTTTATCATAGCTAAAAAGAAAGGATTGATATGAAAGAAAAAAAATTAATAAACTTAGATTTAAGTAACAATTCTTTTGAACTGTCGCTGAGAATATTAGGCAACGAGTTCGTGGCAATAAAAATAGGATCAACAAATTTTAGTGGGAAACTTATAGCTGGTGGAATCTTGTTATTATTTTTTACTTTAATTTTGCTTGAGGGTTTTGGTTTAAATGAAATATTAAAAGGAGTTTAGAATGTTACAATTTTTAGGACCGATTGCTAACCTGGCTTCAAGCTGGATGGACAGCAAGGTTGAGAAAGTAAAAGCAGATGGGCAAGTTAAAGTAGCTCAAGCTAAAGCTAAAGCTGTCGTTGCTGAGAAGGTTGCTACCGGAGAAGTTGCCTGGGAAAAGTCTATGGCTGATGCTACAGATGGATCTTGGAAAGACGAGTTCGCCCTGGTTGTATTACTTTTGCCAGCAATACTAGTCTTCATCCCTAGCCTAACCGAGTATGTCAGGACCGGCTTTGAAGTATTAAACACCCTACCCGATTGGTATCAGTACCTATTATTTATAGCTGTGAGTAGCTCGTTCGGTATTAAAGGTGTTGGTCAGGCAATGAAACTTATGGGTAAAAAATAATGATTTGGTTTTGGTTAAGCATCTCAAAATTTTTTATTAAGATCGGCAACTATTTTTATTACAAGCATGTCGAGGAAGTAAGAAGGAGAAGAAGAAAATGATGAAAGTTTACATGGGCTTGTATGAGTTCTTTAATTCTATAGCTAATTATTTTTGGCATAAACATATCAATGAGATTAAAAAAAAGGATAAAGCATAATGGCTAGACCTATAACTAGATTTGCTCACAATCAATGTGTTGAATGTGGTGCTGATATTGGCAAAGTAATTTATATTAGACCATTCGCAAAGATGTGTACTGATTGTAAAACCAATGCCTGGTCAGGTAACGCAGAAGTAAAAAAAGTTCTACATGAATTAAGACTACGCAATAGCAAGATGACACCTAAAGAATTAGGTGAAGATGAAAAGTTTGAAGATGATCCCAGGGCTGAAAAAGAAATACAATATGGGAGAGTGACGAAGAGGGAAACAACACTAAGTAATAATGCAACATTAATAGAAAGGAACTTCCATGTCTAAACCTGGATTATATGCCAACATAAATGCCCGAAAGAAAAAAGGTATATCTCGTACTAAAAAGAACTCAACGATCAGCGACAAGGCATACGCAAACATGAAGGCTGGATTTAAAAAGAAAAAGAAGAAAGCCTAATGAACCTATCTAAAAATTTTAGTGTCGATGAGTTAATTAAAAGTCAGACAGCAGAACGTAAAGGGATTGATAATTCACCTAATGCAGATGCTTTGTATAACCTAAGACTATTAGCTGAAAATATTTTACAGCCAGTTAGAGATCAATTTGGTCCCTTCATTGTATCAAGTGGATATAGGTCAACAGCTTTATGCGAAGCAATAGGATCTAAACCAACAAGCCAACATGCCTTTGGACAAGCCGGAGACTTCGAGGTTCCTGGAATAGATAACTATGATCTGTGTAAATGGATAGAAGATAACCTGGAGTTTGATCAGCTAATATTAGAATGTTATAAGCCAGGGTATCCGAATAGTGGATGGGTTCATTGCTCTACAGATGAAAGCCCCCGGAAAGAACTACTAACGTATGATCGGACCAGGGGCTATCGTAGTGGATTAATTAGGGATTAGTTCTATAGCTCTGTAACTACAGCCCCCATTGTTCTTAAATCGTTTTATATGCCCCTTCTCATCTAGTTTGTTTATTAGATTAAAGACTGAGTTGGTTGATTTAAAACCAGCACCTATACATATCTCTTTATAGGTTGGCATATACTCATGTTCAGCATGGTAAGCTTCTAAAAATTTTAGGACCTTGTGCTGTTTAGGTGTTAGTGGCATCTTCTGCATCGAACAATCTCCCTTCATCCATTTCTATTTCTTCTATTAAACCGAAGTCAGCTTCCCTTAGTTGCTCTAACATCTCCATGTTATTAGTTTTAAGTTCAGCATATTTTTTTTGCTTAGTTTGGAAATCCCACATTTTAGATCGGTCAATTAAATCCATGTAATGTTTGTACTCTAAAACAAAATCATTTTTATTACCGACTTTCAAAGGTGGTTTACCTGGAATAGTTAACACCCATTCAATCTCTTTTTTAGGCTCTTCAGGAGCTGTAAGCTCTCCGACTATATCATCAATGCTTCTAGCATCCTTATCAAACTTAGAGGTCTTCTCTAGCTCTTGTACAGCATCTTTAGGAACCGGATAGTCTTGAGCTTCTTCGCTGGTAATCAATCCACCGATAACATCAGCAAATGCATCACGCAAAGCAAAGCCCCTAGCCCTCATCTGAAGCATACGATCAGGGTATGACTTCCAAGGACCTCTGTTAAGCAAGCCAGCTTTTTGAGCATCACCTAAACAAAAGCTAGAATTAATGACTTCAGTTTCTCCATTAGGTGCAAGCCTGGATACAATGCAAGTGGCTGTTCTATTCATACCTTCACCGACTATTGATTCTTTCACAGACAAACATCTCTTATCATTTCGGACCATAGCTAGTAAGGCATCACCAAAGATTGACGGCTTACCATTTATGACAGCTATGTTCTGCATTGCCTGGAAAGGTGCAAGCCCAAGTGAAGCCCCGGCAGACACAGCCAAAAAGATATTGGCTGGTTTGTTCTTGTAGTTGTCCGGGACCAAGTCAGACTTAGCAAACATTTCAGATATCCTGAGTGCCTGGTCTACATCAGTTGGAATTAAATTTGTTCTTAAATTATTCATTGCTTATCTCCTCGATTGAAAATCTTCTATGTTGTGTCGATGGCTTGGCTGGAACTATCTTCTCCGGCTGTGCCTTACGTTTAACTATTGGATGACTAATTCTGTAGTTACCTATGCTTGCGTATTCAGCATCGAACTCATCAAGGACAAGCTCCAAAGCTTCCTGGCATTTTTCTTTTTGTAACTTCCAGGATTTCTCTTCAGCCTTACATTTATTGTAGTCAGTAATGATTTGAATAACATCTTCCTTAGTTTCCAAGTGGTCTAATGGAATAGTATCCGGCTTGCCATTATCGATTGGTGGGTATGGCTTGTCATTATCAACACGATCCCAAAAGTCCTCAACCTTTTCCAAAATAATTTTTATCAGCTTTTCGCTTCTCATATATGGATAGAGTTCAAACTTTAATTTAGGACCAAGCTTGGCAATAACTCCCCAGCCATAGCCGGCACACAGCATTTGTGTTTGAAGCTGTATAACCTGGTCGGCTCTTGGTGGTCCATCATCCCAGCCATCAGTTTTTATTTCTAAAGCACCGAAGCCTGATACAGTTATGTCTTCACCTTGTGAATTAGGAATAGTAAGTTCGCCCCCTACTACTTCCAGGATACCATCAAGAGAAGCACACAACCTAGAGCTAACTATTCTATGAGCATCAGTTGGTGGCTGATAGTTACAAGCTACATTGTCAGGGCAAAGGCTGTCTAACTTATCACTAGCCCATTCAGTCAATGCCGGCTCCAGGTAATTACCTCGGTCCTTTGCATCTTTAAACAGCCCATCATCAATAGCTGTAACACCAGCTTTAGCATTTAAAACTATTTGCCTGATGGCTTCGTTAGTTTGGAAAGGTGTTTCACCTAGTACGACAGCCCCTACTTTTGAAGCTCCTAATTCGTCTGCATCATTAGACCATTTCATATCTTCACCTCATAGTTTAAAGCAAAGCAAGCATCGTCAAGTAGACATGCAAAATGAAATGAATAATAAATGCTAGCAAGTGCAATTACTGTCAAAAGGATGTATAAGATTACCTTGGTAAGTATTACAAATGCTAGAGGGTTAAGCCAAAATGATAGGTTTCCGGGGCTTACATGATATATATTATGCGACAAACCCTTTATGTTATCCAATAGGTCTTCCCTAAGTAGTTGATTAAGTGACATATTATTTTTCTCCTTTAATGTACACAGTCTAGAAGTCTTAGCAGAAACAGCTACTATATGTAGTTTTACGAGTGCTAAGTCATTGATTTTTCGTGGGCTAAAATAGGTCATCTTAGGGAATGTACACCAAGCATTTCAAATAATCCATGAGTTGTTTTTATGGACAAGTTCGTACTTACGATAGCTTCTTGTGCCTGGATAACTCTTTCAAATTTAGACTTGCTTGCATCCTTAGATATTTTACCTAGCTCACGACTAAGTTGTCTTAAATGGGTCGCTGTAGATTTAATCATTTTAATATCGACCATCGGTATTGTCATACGAACGGCAACACGAAGGTCTTTATAGGTGAGATATTCTTTCCCATTTAAAAGCATTCTAGCAATCTTTTCTTTTTGTGGTCCGGTTAAGGTTGGAAATACATGACCATCACGAAGCTCGGCTCCACCAAATGGTCCGGTTTCTTTTATTCGTTTAGCTAGTATCTTACCGATAGGTAGCTTATCGAAATAATCGTCTGCCGTTTTACCATCTAAGTTGGGTATCTGATGACCTGGTGGTTGGTTATGACCAATCAGGCTGTCTTTAACCGGGGCTTGACTTTTAGTTTTGTTCTTAAAGTATTTCACTTACCTTCTCCTTTCTACCAAGATTTGATCACTTGATGTTCTACCCTTGCATAAAAAAAAT